AAAAGGAACCAAAAATTTGGTCCCTTTAATTTGGGTCGACATTGAATGTCAGCTCTCCACCACCTTGTTTTGATAGAACAAGGAAACTATTTTGTAACCAAGGCCTCAATCTTACTCTTAACCTGTTCGGTTATTGATATTTCTTTTGTGTTTGTAACTATGATACAATCACCCAAAACTTTTGCTGGTATGTTTACATAAAATGTGTCACCATTGAAGAACGATAAATTTTGTTTCAATTCAACACTTACGTGAACCATCTTTAAGAACAATCTGAATTGTGTTTGGTCCATAAATGTTTCATTTAGTAACTCACCAAATGTTTCGTGTAATATTCTTATGTTAAATCCTATTTTCATATTACAAATATAGAACAAATTTTGATATAAAACAAAAAATCCCATGAATTATTTTACTAATCTATGGGATTTCTATATTTTACCATCAAAGTGAGGGGGTGATTGGTTTTTGTATATCATAAATATATACAAGTTTATGAAAATTCAAATTTTTTTTATAATTTTCATCATAGATTCTGTTTTTTTTGATTTTGGTAGTTCGTTTTTACTAAAATACTTACATTCAGTGTGTTCGTTACCATCTTTAGCACTATCTAAATCTGGTAACAATTTTTTATCTGTCTTATAAGAATAAACAAAAAATATTTTATTTTTAGTTTTTCTTTCTGAATCATAACCACTTAATATTCCAGACAAATTTAACTTTTTTTTATCTATGTCAATGTTAGTTTCTTCTTTAAATTCTCTAATGGCCCCATCTAATGGTGTTTCTTCATTTTCTATATGACCTGAAGGTATTGACCATTCATTAGGTAGTGATTTTTTTTTGTTTCTTTTACACAATAAAACTTCATTTTTATATTTAATAACAATTCCAGATATTTTCTTAAATTCAGACATATTGTTGTATTTATTTAATAAATATGGAAATAATAGTAAATAATAATTTATTCAATGTTAAATGTGTTTTAACAAAAAAAGATATTCAAAATGGAATGATGGGTAGGAAATTTGGTAAAAATTTTGATGGTATGTTATTTTTAATGGAAGACGGTCCACATTCTTTTTGGATGAAAAATTGTATTATTGATTTGGATATTATTTTTATAAAAGACAATATAATAACAAAAATACATAATAATTGTGAACCTTGTTTGGGTGAAGACTGTTTACGATATGATGGTGTTGGTGATATGATTTTGGAATTAAAGGGTGGTTCTTGTGGTTCTTATGATATAAATGTTGGTGACCTTGTTATTGTTGCTGATTAAGTTCAAGAGTTTTAATGTGATGATCCAAATACCATCTTGCTTTTTTTAAGTCTTCAAGTTCCTTGTTTACGTCTTTTTTTCCGGCTCTTGAGATATACTTGACAGTATTTCCTAATGAAAATCCTAAATTACAGGCGTCTATAACCTTAATGGCTTCGTATTGATTTGTTTCACCTCCATAATGATTCGGGTGATTTACCTGTTCTTTACCCATAAACACCAATTTGAATTAAATAACTTCTTACCTTTTTACCTAATTCACCATCATTAGGATATTTTTTTACCAAATTCAATAATTCTTCGATTAATTTTTTTTCATCCATAATTTTAAAATTCTTTAGTTTTTTTATAGTCCTCAATCAATTTTTTTTGTGTAATATAAGAAATAAGTTTCCTTTTAAAAAGCGGCAATAATGTTTCATTAATTGGGAAATCACCGTTACTTATCATTTCAATTATTGGAAGTCTTTTCTTATCTTCACTTTTATTTTCACTAAAACTATCAAGAATTTTTGGTAATGTCAAATTATTTTTTTTGTCAGCATATATCAAATTTACAATAACTTTGCTCTCTGGGGATCCTTTTGCTGCCGGTTTTTTTTCATATTCCCAAACAAACAATGTTTTATTTTTTTTATCCTCAAAGTAAAAATAACCCATATCTTGTGTAATATTCGTTATGTTTTTTTTAACTTTTATATGAATATTGTCGTACACAATTTCCCAAACTGATTTTGCAATATTGAAGTACTCAACAAGTCTTGGTGTTGAGTAAGATAATATTTTAATAAATTCTTCGTATTCATCTTCAGACATTTTTGGGACATCTTTAATTTTAAGGTCTTTAACAAGTAATTCATCATCAACGGTTTGGAATCTCTTGTTGGTATATAACATTTTTTTGTCTTTAATTAATGTCTGGGCATTTGCTAGGTGGAGCGATAGTTCAATAAAACCTGGATAAAGTTCCATTTTGTCCAACTTTTCACCCATTTTTTGAAAATATGAAAGTAACTTATATTCTTTGTGCTCTCTGTCAATTGGTTTTTCAAACATCCAGTCGGTGTTCATTAAAAATTCTATTTTCTTTTTTCTCGCCATTTGACATAATAATAATCATTTAATATTACCTGTAAATATTAATTAGTTCTCATAACAACATAATATGTTCCATTAATTTTAATTTCATCATATTGTCCGTCATATCCGTTTAAGTGACCGTAGTCAGCATCTCTTATTAAATCATCTTTCAACCTATCTTTATCTAAAAAGTTTTCATAATCCACTCCCATTTCATCTAAAAAACCGGTAACATCATCATCAATTCTTTCTAAATAATTTTCAATTTCTTGTTCAATTGAGTCTTCATCTGGCTCACCATCTGGATTATCTTTTATTTCTTGTATTTCATATTCAATATCTGATATTCTACTTTCTCTATCATCTTGGTGGTCATCAGTATCTTCATCTTCATATATATTATATGGGTCTACCCTAACACCATTTTTATATAAAAACCAATCGTTACCTTCTTCTTTATATTGGAATCTATTATCTTCTTCATCCATAAAATCAAACATACCACCATCTTTTGTTGGATATAAAATAGGAAATCTAACTCCCGTATTTTCAAAAATATACTTTTCCATTTCAAGCACCCAAATTTCTTCTTCTTGGTCATCACTCAATTCTTTTTCAATATCATAATCTTCAGGTGAATCCCTTATCCATTCTTCAAAACTATCTCTAAAATAATCCTTTACTTGTTCTTCATCAATATAATAAGATAGGAAGTTTTTATCAAAATATTGTGTTGGGGAATCAACGTGTTCTTCAAAATAATCAGATAAAGATTCATCAACTTCATCTGTTGTTCCAACAGCGTATTCATCGCCAGTTGATAAAGATTCAAATGCCGTCAAATTATAATGTGTCCCATTTGGGTATAAATCATAAACATCGGCGGCGTCTCTTTCCAAATCATCAATTTCTTCTTGCACTTCACTAATCATCATCCTTACATCATATCTTTCTTCATCATCTTCGCTTTCCACTTGTTGTTCCAATTCAGATAATCTTAATTTTAAACTTTTAAGTTCTTCCTTTTCTTCATCGGTTAAACCTTTTAAGTTTCCTTCTTGGACGGCGTATTCAAAAGCTGCGTGCGCTTTTTCGCCTTCTTCATCGGTACCATCTAAATTCCATTCGTCATCTTCCCTTCTAACGTCTTGTTCATCAAATTTGGCTTTTTGTTTACGTCTTCGCATAACATCATCATAAGGTGTTGACCAATAAGAACGATGGCCTAAAATTTCAACATCATCTAATGATTTGATATTAGTGTTACTAATATTAATATTTCCATTTACTTTAATGTTACCCAAATCTGTCAATTGTTTTTGATCTCGAAATGATGTTAAATCTAAATTACCATTTACAACAAGTTTTTTTCCTCTAAATCTTGGTAATTTTGGGATTGCTTGTGCTTGGAAATAAACTTTTCTTAACAAGTCAATATATTCATTTGGTGAAATTAAAACTTCATCATTTTGTTCTTCATTAATTACATTTTTAATAAAGTTTATAAGTTCGGATTCTGTAAAACGTATTTTATTTTTCATACAACAATAAATACTTAAAACTTTACAAATGATAATATGGTGATATTTATATTGTATGAATTGTGGAATTTATAGAATTTTTAATACTAAAAATAATAAATCATATATTGGTAGTTCTATAAATTTAAAGAGTCGCGAATATAAACATTTTTGGATGTTGTCAAAGAAAATCCACGACAATGTACATTTACAAAAATCTTTTGATAAATACGGAAAAGATTCTTTCATATTTGAAATTTTAGAACTATGTGATGAGGCTGTCTTGTTTACACGAGAAAATTATTATATAAAAACAAATAATTCTTGTGACCCAACTTTTGGTTATAACCGAGCTGAAGTTAATGAATTTAGAAGAAATAACTTAAATGATATAACAAAAAGAACATTATCTATTAATAATTTGATAAAAAATAACAATTTTAAAAAATTTTCACTAACAAATATAATAAATGGTAATACACATATTTTTGATAATTTACTTGATGCTGCAAATTACTTAATAAGTAATAATTTTTCAAAAGGAAGTAATCGAAATATTAGACAAAAAATTTCTTACGCATTGAGAGGTAAAAAAATAAACAATGGTAGTAGAGGAAGTGTAAGACAAACTATTTATAAACATACATTCCAAATAATAAACTAATAAAAACAATTAATTATGTCATGTGGATGCAAAAACAAAGGAAATCAACAACAGGCGGCACAAACCGCAAGACCAGTTCAAGAACAACAAAAAACAACAACTGTTCAAGAATCAGTTAAAAAAATTGTTGAAAAATATTATAATAAAAAGTAATTTCCTTTGGCCAAAGAAAATTAAAGGTGGAATATTTTTTTCCACCTTTTTTGTATTTATAAAATATGAGTAAATTGGATAAATTTCTTGAATGGTTCAACGATGGTAGAGAGTCCGAATATGATAAAATACTAAAAGTGTTTCAAACAACTCGTAGATTTTTACAAACGGTAATCAAATTTGGTGAAAAGGACGAAATAGATATTTCATATATTCCAGATAAAGAATGGAAAAATGATAATGAATTATTTGATTTTATTGCCGAAAATGGTTTTTTACAAGGTATTGGATATGACGATTTGGAAGATACTGTAAAGAACTATTATCTTCTGTGGATGATGACTAAAGATACAAACTCAGCATTAAAATATATATGTGATAATATTTTAACAGATGTTGTGATTAGAGATGATGGGTACTGGTTAAGATTAAGAGATAGGGATGAACTTTCAGAATTTTTTGCAAAAAGTAGTAGAAGAAGTGACTATGACGTACAAGATATTGCAAAACAAGTATTAGGTGAAGATGGTATTGACTATGAAAGATATTGGGATACAACTGATGATGTTTATAGAGATGTTATTGAAGAACTGGATGAAAAAAATATTCAAACTCTTGCAAATTACATTTTAGGAAGTATTGGAAATATCGATTTAAATACTAATGATTATAATTCAGATTTTTTTGAAGAATTGGCCCAAATACAAGCTCGTGATGGTGTATTTCAAATTACCCAGGATAATGTAATGTCTTTAATAAAAGATGAAGATGCTATGAATGAATTAATGAATGGTAAGGATTTATCTGATTTGAAAAGTGATTTATATTCAATACATAGTAATGCTTATAACAGTTCTTATGAGAATATGATATATGGTCAAGTTATGGAAGGACTTAAAGAATATTTTTCATCCCCAATTGATGAAGTAGCAAAACAAGTAGGTGAAAAAACAAAATACACCCCATACATTAAAATTCGTGATTTTTATTCAAATGTTCTAGCTTTTATTGAAAATAATCTGGGAATGGGGTATAGTGACAGTATTTTAGAATATTTTGGTTCTTACACTGGAATGATGGGTCAATTATTTCAAGAAGATGTTTATGAACCAATTGATTTTAGAATCGATGATTATCCAGATTATAGGGAAGTTGACAAAGCAATAAATGATTACTTCGGTGACTACATTTAATAACTATTTATAAATTAAATTAAAACTTGTATCCATTATAAAAAAATGGAATATGAGAAAAATTAACAAAAATTCAAGAAGAGGTATTGTAAACCTATTTGCCGATTTTATTCTTACAAGAATAGATAAAAAAGAAAACTCCATCATCCAGGTAACAGATTGTGAATCATTTATGGTTATCCACGGACAAACAACATCAAAAGAAGTTTTGGATTTAGATAAAATTAAAACAGATTTTTTTGAATGGTTTAAAGATATTTTAGATGAAGTTGGTATTGAAAAAATAAATACTCTGGATGTAATCCGTTACGACCAGGAAATCAACAACATTGAAAAGGGTTGGATTAATGTAAATAAAGAAGTGTTCGTTGAAGAAGATGAACCTATTCACGAACTTAACGTATCTTCTGAATTTCCATATGGTTACAGTTTAAATTGTGGTAGACTTATGAC